TATTACAGTCCCTATGCACAGTATTCCGTATATGACCTGTCTTATGGCAGTGGTCTAATGCTGCCTCCCCTTGTACTATCTTTTCTTTACAGATAGGACATTTATCTTTGTTCTTCTTGAGTAACTCTCCTCTAAGTACAGATACTTCATTGTACTTCAGTTTCTTGACGGTAGTTGCCATAGTACAGGCTCTCCTTCATCTGTTAGCTCTCTTACCATCCACAGTAAATCCATATTCTCCTTCAGCTTAACTTCGGCTTCTTCGCCATGCTGTCCTTCATATGCTTCTTTGACAACATTGTATAGCTCTGTTTCCGTCTTGCAATCTTTGAGCGTGTTGTAGACTTTGACATTACCGTACCCCTTTATACCGATGATGTTATCTGTGGAGTCCCCTAATAAAGATTGAGCATACAACCATATCACACCCTCTCCATATAGCTTCTTCTCTCGTCTCTCTAACTTACCCCAGTAATCCACATAACGCAAGGGCATCTCATCCCTGTTGTGTGTCTTCCAAGAGTAATGCCACCCTTCCACTTGCAGTAAGTCCTTATCAATACTGCAACATACAGCATCCTTATCTCTTGTTAGGTGCATCGCCATAGCATCATCAGCTTCCATTCCTTCTATTAAGTCTGTGTTATACATATACATTAGGTAGTCTTTTATGTACTTGTACCACTTAGGCTTCTCTTTCTTCCTATTACCTTTGTACTTATGGCTTACTGCCAAGCCGTTCCTAAAGTTACCTTTACCTGTTAGGTAGACTTTGTACTTACTTGTGCCTACGTTCTTAAATAAGTTACTAAAGAAGTTTTCAATTCTTTGGTCTACTATCCAACTCTCTTGGATATCTTCGCTACCCCAACCTATGCTATAGAGGAGGATGTCCCCATCAATTGCTAGATTCTTGCTCTTCTCTGATTCTTTCATATTCAGCCTTCTCCTCTTTGTCCTGTTCTGTGAGTTCTGAATATGGGTTACTAAACCACTGTGGTGTACTCATTGTATACCTCCTTCTGGTTATCTAAATCTCATCTCTGAAGAGTTCACTCCAGACTTACCTCTTGTCGTATCATCGAGATTATGTACTAAGTTTATTCCTATATCGCTGTAATGCTTTTGGATTATCATCTGTGCCACTTTATCCCCTGTCATAATCTCAACAGGATCAAACCCAGTGTTTAACAAGCTAATCATTACCTCGCCCCTGTAGTCCGAATCAACCACACCTGCTAGAACATCAATACCCATCTTAGCAGCAAGTTTGCTTCGAGGCCATATAAGACCAACATACCCTTCTGGTATCGACATAGCAAGACCTGTACGTAGTAAGGCACGTTGTCCGGAAGGTATAGTCACTGAGTCAACGGTGTATAAGTCTAACCCTGCTGATCCATCTGAGCCTTTATCAGGGAGTCTAGCATTTATGTGGAGTAAGTTTATGTTTATCATTCTTGCTCCTTTGGTGGTGATGGAAGTGGCATCCAGTGGGTTATGCCCGAACATATGTACCACTTTGTGTATAATTGATTACCCTCTTTATCAAAACCGTTTGGTATGTCCTTAAAATTGTCTTCAATATGAACAGTCTCAATGCTTGTTGTAGTAAAATAAACCAGAACAGAGTTATCTTCTAACTCTGGCAATCTATCCTGCACACTTATCCATTGATTCTCAAGCTCTGCAATGCGTTCTACTTGAATCTGCAATATTCCCCACAGTTCTTTTCTGTTTGCATCTTTGTATTGTTTTAGACTCATCAGTACTTCTCCTTAATTAATATTTCCATAGCATCAATTAATTGCTCAACTGTTTGATTACTGATGCGCTTCCAACGCTCGTGTTGTGACTTGGTTTTGGCTAACAACAATCTTAAATCTTCCTTACTCATAATACCACCTCTTCTGAAACGCACTCTATACCTTTTTCACCCATAAGCTTTAAGACTTTATCTTCGCTCTCGTAGCTAACTAGACACACAAACCTCTCGTTATTGTAAAGTGTCAGCATACCTGCAGTCGAGATAACGACCTTGTCGAATGGGATATAGAACCCATCAACAATCATGTGGTATCCGCCTTCAACAAAATTAGCTTTTTTTATTTCAATCATTTTAATATCCTGTTATGTAAAAGACCCCGAAGGGTCTCTGTAATTATTTAGACTTCATCATCATCGTAGTTGTTAGAAGGAGGAGGAGGAGCTGTCTTAGCCACCTTCTCTTGGATACTCACACCTTCATACAGCTCAGTAAACAGAACTCGTACCTCTTTGTACCAAGCAATTGCTTCAGTAACTTTCTCAGGGTTCAAGAGGTCTTTACCGTTATAACCGAGTACCGACTCAGCTAAGTTCATGCACTGCCCTACTTCAGCAGGATTAACATTGCCTCGTCTAGCTGGTGCTGATTGTTGTACAGGTTGCCCTTGAGGCTCTGCACAAGTAGCATCAGTGATGCTGAATGTCTTCTTCTTAATGTTCTTGAAGTCCCCATTTTGGTCGTACATGAACTCAATTTCCATGCCCTTGGCTAACTGCGTCCAAGAGTTACCTGTCTTTATGTTCACTGCGTCCCGCTTTACAGAGCCATACGAATACCAGTCGTCACCCATCTTTAAGCTGGCTCTATGTGTATTACCGAACTGGTCTTCTTTTTCCATCTCTTTAATGCTTAGTGCTTCTACGTTACCGTTAATTGCTGGCATACTATCCTCCAAATGTGTATTTAAAATTAGATTCTTCTAACGCAATAATTCTTGCATGTATTTCTTCAGCCGTCAACAGCGTCATAAAGAATTTACATTCACTACCTTCTTTGTACGTTACACGTAACTTTTTCTTGTACTCTACCATATTCAAAACATCATATGTTTTTATATTGTACGTATATCCATCAATAGATGGGATTGTAATAAATATATCTGGTGCTCTCATTCTAACCTCCTGTTGATAACAAAACATTACTAACTGTCTTAGAATGTATATTCCCGTAATCATAGACTCGGACTACACAATCTTCCTTCCTCACATTGGTAACAATACCAAATATAAGTCTAGACTTCCCGTCTTCCCCCTCTTCTCTTATATAACAACGTGCATCTACACTCACTGCTTTACCGTGATCATCTTTCATAATATCCCCTAGTGAATTTCACTCCAGTTATAACCAATCTCGCCTTCCCCTATCTGAGGGAGATTAAGATTGAAATCTTTTCCTGCAATAGCAATACTCTCTTCTAGTATTACCTTAACATCTTCTGCTATCTGAGGTCTAACCTCAAACGTGTATTCATCGTGAAAGAATCCTATTTGCTTGAAGTCTATACCATCTTTGTACTTCTCGTCTAATCTTTGGTTAGCTAAGACTGTTGCATGTTGCATCACTAACGCCTCATCACTCTGTACTGTATACACAAGTATATTCTTCTCATCCCTTATCAGCACATCCCTCCCGTCAAGAGCTTTAATACGACCATTGTAGTATTCCCTCTTCTCCTGCTCTCTCCCCTTCCACTTGTACTTAACCTCCCTATTACTAGACCTCTTTTTCCATTCTTTCTTCAAGTGTTCTTGTAGTTCTATCTGAGCTTGGAATACTGTATCAAATGCTTCTTTAATAGCCTTCCCTATCTTAATAGCTTTCGTTTCATTCTTCTCACCTGCCATGAAGCCAAGCTTCTTAGCTCCTCCTCCGAACTTATAAGCATAGGAGAAATTCTTAGCTGAACCACGATTGATAGGTTTGAGACCCATCTTAGCAAACAAAATGTTAATCTCATCTCTTGCTCTACTGTGACTATCTGTACCTTTAGCTTTGTCTCCGTTGAGTATCATGTCTTCAAAGATAGGATCTTTAATACCGACATCTCTTGCTCTTGATATAATCATTCTGTCCTGACAAGCAGCCGCATCAGCACTGACTAACACCATACCTTCCTCACATGTGAAACACTTCCTCATAATCTTACCGTAGAAACTATTCACATTGGGAACATTGGCTATGTTTGCATGGCGTACACGATAAGTATCAGCAAAGCCACTAATCCTAGACTCTAACCTACCATCACTGCGAACCCTATCCAGCCACCCTTGGATGTTTGATTGTCTGTGTCTACACTGAACCCTTTTACAAATGAGTCTACCAACTTTACCATCAACACCAATAAATGCATCATCAGAATTAAGCTTAGGACTAGTACGCTTAGGATTACCATCTTCATCTACCTCTTTCTTACTGTAATTATATTCTTCTGGTTGCCAACCCATAGCTAGTAACCACTCTTTTGTTTCTTTATCTGAATTGAGACTGACTTTTCTGAATGTAACCCTACAGAAACTGCCACCGATAGTATCTCTATTCCAGTCAATATGTTCTTTGTCTATCCAGTTTTGTAACCTAGCATTGAACTCACCAGCTTTAGTGAATGGGTTTTGAAATCCATTGCTATCAGCATTCTCATCAAGTCTGTCTTCTTTGATGATGGGTAGTACAGGTAAATGGGATTCTAGTACAACATCTATCCAACGTATCCACTTCGATAACTGATGTAGACTTCTTTCACACCTCTCGATGTCTAACTTCCAACCATGCTTCTCTTGTCTACTAATAACCCTCATGAAGTCATGTGTAAGCCAGAGTGCCTTGCTAGGGAATTCTTCCTTGTTCCAAGGTTTATTATCAGTCTTGAACTTAGGCTCTAACCCCATCAGTACTCTGTACAGCAAATGCGTTATCTCTACATCTTCTACACATCTATGCATCATATCGTCTGAGAATACAGACCAATCCTCATGCTCGACCTTGCCTCTCTCTAATCTATATCCCCATGCTGCCAGACTATGAGGCCCACTAAGCTTTTTACCAGCAGTCTTACAGTCTTCTTTCATTTGATTCGGCACTTTTTTATTCTTATATACCTCTCGTGACATTAGGACTGTATCCAATATCTTGCCCCTGTACTCGTACCCGTATACCTTTTTAATCAGGGGTATATCGTAACCCACACCGTTGTGCATGATAAGATACGTACACTTCTCTAGCATCCTGATGATGCTTTCTTTCTTTGTTAATCTATACACCTTACCTGTATCCACATCTTTGAATACAGCACAGTGTATTGTGTCTGCCTCTTCGTAAAGACCATTAGCCTCTATGTCACATACTAATTTCATATACTCACCATTCAAACAGTTGTTGTGTATGTTATAAGTTTTCTAAAACTTTTTTCAAATCTTTCTGTATTCTCTGCTGTACAGCCTGTCTTGTCACACCCTGCTCCTTAGCAACACCTCTTGCAAGACGACCATCAGAACCGTTGAGACTACCTCCACCTGCTTTCTCTAAAAGATACTCCTGTGTCAGGGGTTTAAATTTAGAGAACACTTCCTCACAATACACTGATATTTCTTGTTGTGTAGCATCCTTATAATCTTGAGCGTCACTCTGAACCCAATCTAAGTAGTCTGCTCTCTTATCATCTGTATTAGTTGTCAAATGATTTAAGATTTTGTATTTCTTCTTGTACTCTATAGCGCACAAAGTCAACCAATTACCAAACAACAATCCTATGTACGTTGATTCTGTATACGTATCATCGTACTTATAATTCTCGTAAAAATATGCAGCAAAATCTTGGAACTTCTCTTCTCTTAAGGGGTACGGCATCTTAGCTCTGTCTAGTAGCTTGTATACAAACTTCCGCTCCTTATGCAAGTCAATCATCACAATTCTTACAGTGTGTTACTGTGTATGCTCCGTCCTCATCACAGTCTACGTCTATACTAAGCTCCTCTCCGCACTCGTCACACTCAAGTGGTTCTATGTAGAAAGGACTGCGAGGGTCTGAGGTATCACCTCCTATGTTATCTGGATAATTCATTCGTACCTCTTTGTTTTAAGTTTCTTTGCTGCGAACTTCCGCTTAAACGCATCAATGTCGTCGTGTGACGGCATATATTCTGCCATGTGATATCTAACGCAAGTTACAGGTCTGTTAAATTCCACTGATATCTCAGCAATTGTTTTGCCATCGACAAATGATTTAACCATTTCAACACGATGATCCTTTACAGCCAACCATTTTTTTAAATCAAGCATTACTCTTGCTCCTTTAGTGCTTTTAAATACTCAGTAGCTTTATCATAAGCATCTCTCAAGTCTGCCTTTGCTTGGCCTCCACCTATTTTACAAACTGCATGTAATGCTGCAATTCTTAATTCTTCATAGCCTTTCTCAAGCTCTGCAATGCGCTTGTCTTGATTAACTATTTCATCATGCGCCCATACTGCTGTGTCTGCGCCTTGAAATAATTTATAAAGTCTATCTTCTTTATTCATAGCATTGCTCCTTTAATTCTTCATAGCGTTTTACCCAATAAGCAGTAGCATCAGCATCAGCATCAGCAGCATAAGAAGCATAATAAGCAGCATCAGCAGCATAAGAAGCATAATAAGCAGCATCAGTAGCATAAGCATCAGCATAAGCAGCATAAGCAGCAGCATAAGCATCAGCAGCAGCAGCATAATAAGCTGCTGCAGAACGGTTGTCTTTTAATTCTTGCCTAGTAACTGATTCAGGGCTATCTAACCACTTCTTTACTAATTCAATATGTATATTCATGACT